GCGGGCTTTTTTATTTTGAGATCGGGCGGTATAAATTTATCTCGCGAATACCTTGATTTGTTTTTATTGTAGCCTTTCGCATTTCGAGAAGCCCTTTCCCTACCGCCGTTTCAACTCGGCAATTTATAGATGAAATCGTTAGTTTCGACTCGTCCGCAATAGCGCGGATGCTCTTCCAGCCTTGCTTGGCTAGGTCTTTCTCGTTCTCAACTCTGGTCGTTTCGTAAAAAGCGTCCCAGGCTTTACTCACAGCGGCAAGAGCCAGGGGTTGTTTTGTCTTCGTTCGCATAGGTTGATATTTATTGAATTGTCCTTGTAATGGCCATACGCGAAGCCCTGAGACCATCCGAACGTCGCGCGGCGTGTCGAGGCATATTCCATGTCGAAACGCGCAAGCATTCCGACGCAATAGCCTGACGGCCCGTCAAGCGTGCGAGCGCGTTCCCATCCAACTCGGTGAAGGTGAGCGATAACACATTGGCCGTAGGTCTCCGCATGATCGCGGATGGCTTGCACGTTATACATATAACCGTGCAAAAACTTGGTTCCGCCGAGTTCGTAAAAGCTACGAATATGATACGGGTATAATTTCGCTTTTAGCTCCTTTGCTGTCTTTTCGATGGCTTGGATGGTGAGCGTTGCGGCGTGAGCCGCAAGCGCATTAGGCGACGACGCGAGCTTGTAGAGCCGCGCTTCGTGGTTTCCGTAGAGAATGTGTTGCGGACGTAGTTCGTGAAGGAAGTCGATTCCGGAGCTAAGGTCGTCCGAGATGCTCGCTGCTCGGTCGCTTGAGTTCGGGTCTGAAATTGCACCAGACCGGAAGGCCGCGAGATCAAGGAAGTCACCAAGATGGATTGTCGTGTCCGGCTTCCAGCGTTCCTTGAACATGAGAACGGCCTTGCGTGCCGCTGGGTCGATCTGATCCCCGTGCGAGCATCCGACTGCCATCCATTTTTTCCATCCCTTCATTTTAGTTCTGGAATATTTCGCTCGCTACGTTGCTCCCATATCCATGCGCGGACAGACTCCATCGTGTCCACGTCGAGTTTCGCAAACTCTCCGCATTCGTGCTTGAGAGCGGATCGAAGTTCTTGGTCAATGTCATCGAGAAGGATTAATATATCAAGCGCCTTGCAGGCCACCTCGTGCTCGTATCGCTCTGTCTCGTCATATTCAAGTGTCATCTTCATGCTTCTTCGTCCTCCTCTTCTTCTTCGGCGTCTGGGAATAAAATGCTAAATGAGTCCCCCGCGAGTCCTTCTACGGCGTATTTGTTGCCGAAAACAAATTCCCCGTGATGCGTCTCCCCGCCTTGTTCCCAGCTAACGATCGTCAGCCCGCAGTCGTAATGCTCCGACAGGATGCGCTTCGCTTCCGCGAGTGCTTCGGTGCGCTCTGATTCAACCGTCGGTTGTCTCTTTTTTTTCAAGCGAGGATGTCTATTTTTTTAGATACTCTAGTTCGTAAAATGGCGAGCATTTCCCGCTCCGTCATTCCTTTCGCCCAATGCGGACGCAACTGATAGTGCGGCTCGTCAACGATTTTCCAGTCGCCGCCCCATTCAAGGCCGAGGCTTTTGCCGAGCGTGCCGAGTTCGTTATAAAGAGGATGCTCGTCGCAATATTCCTTCCCACGGAAAATTCCGATATCGAAAGCGATGCCGAAATTGTGATTCGAATGCCCTGCTGGTGCGTTCGTGACCTTCTTCCCTGGAGTTGTCCGACCCCTCGCGTAGAGAGCTTCTTGCTCCATATATGAGCGAGTGCCGCTGATGATCTTAACGTCACATCCAGCCTTTGCAGCAATGGTCTTTGCAACGCCTAGAAAGGCGCGTGCGGCCTTTTGAGCTTCGGGGTGAAGCGTTGCAAGCTGGATCTCGCTGCGTTCGTCGAACGTCATTTTTTAAAGCCTTCGATGTCCGGTAATTCGTAGCAGAATGTACCGTAATCCGTCTTGACGCATAACGACGGGTTATTCATTCCCGCGCATGAAGTCAGAAACGCCATTCCAAGAAACGCGAAGGAAAGAATGATCATCCAAAGCGCGATGGATTTAGTGGTCATTTTTCCTTTCGGAAGATTTCTATGAGTCCAATTATCGACGCGAGAACAGCACCGATAGCGTCCCACTTCGACGGGTCCAGGCTCAAACCGGCAACGCTGCCGATGATGGCGATCCCGCGAATGGTTGACGGTTCCTTCAATTTTGCGAGTAGTGTTTTCATGGTTTTTTAGGTCGAGTCATTTTATACAACGATACTGCACCGATGCAAATTCCCATCAAAAGCGAAAGAATACGAAGCCACGCTTCAACCTCGGAGAACGATATCAGAACAGCGGCAGCGGGCGCGGACGTGCCTACGAATGTATGGAAAGCGTGGTTGTCCATTATCCAATCGAGCTTTGAGTTATTAGTTCCTCGGCAAGCGTGCATGGTTGAAGGATGATTGTGTTACGCTCTCCTGCTGTCGTTAGCTCGATCTCAATGTCAGCAACAACCGACGTGCTGTTTTCTAAATAATCGCGCACACCGAACGTATTGAAATTAACCGAAGCGGTTTTGGCTGGGTTGGCAAGCAACCCGGACGTCGCTTGTAGCAGCGGCATATTGAATGCTGATTTCCGATTTATGAACGTCACGTTGAAAAAGTCATTCAGGCTTTCCACTGCTACGTTGTTTGACGCAATCGAATCGAGGGCAAATAGCGCAGACTGAATGTCAGCGGCATTGCAATTTGCTGCTATCGGGGAGGTCTGACGTAAGACCGTTGCAAACACGCTTGATCCAGATGTCGTTGCCGTTCCGTTTGAGATTATTCCTGAATTTAAACTTGTTCCCAAAAAGAACCCCGTTGCCGAATATATTGACCTGACCCAGTATTCCGTGCCTTGCGTGTAACCACTTATAGCGCTAAACCCAGTCAATGTAATAACCTGATCCTGAGCCAAACCATGGTTCGCAGTTGAGAAAATCAGCCCGCTGGTTAAAATGGAATTGATATTTACCGAGTATGTCGGGACAGTAATACTAAAAGATCCTTGCGCGGGAGTCCTTGAAAAAGAGATTTTCTGAACTGCATTCGTCGAGCTGTTGCCAGTTATTGTTTGCGTGATGCTAGTTGTTACCGCCGTGCCCACGTCCACCCAGGTCGGTTGATATGCGGCAGGCGCAAGTCGAAGTTGCAACTCTTGTATTTCGGAGGTTGTGGCGTCTCCGGGTAGTCGTTCATCAATGAGTGCGGATGCGGTAGGAATCAGGTGCGATACATTCGCTGTGATCGCGGAGCGAGTGCCAGCGGAGTTGAATGAAATTACAAAGTTGCTCGCCATAGACCCGTCAACAGACACCTTTCCGATGCTTGTAATTGCTGAGAGTGAGTTGAGCGCGGACGAGATCGCACCGGCAGTTGCGCTATATGCTATAGCTCCGCTTGTCTCGCCCCCGAACGAGAGCGTAAATGTTCCGCTGGTAGGCGTTCCCGTGCGAGTTCCTACGCCAAATTTTACGCTCGATCCGCTCATATCGACTACGCTAAACGGCGTCGAAATGTTGCCCGTGGCCTCAAGGAAATAAAGGTTGATAGGGCCATTGTCGCCCTTCACAAAGCGCGGAGGTGCGGATGGAGTAAGGTTCGTCAAGCCCGTAGCCAGCCTGCGGTTAGTCATATCAATAAATAGGTCGCGTGCCATTTATTCGGGTGTTTTGTCAACAGCTTCCCACTTCCCGAGCGGGCATCGCTCGGTGGCCATTCTTAGTTTTGCCCACGTTGAGCATCCGCATTTGCGACAGCGGCCCGTGTTGTTCAGCGCGGCGGCGTCCCACTCGGGACAGGCGCGGCAGGTCGCTTCGCGGGCGGCGAGGGATTCGGGTGGGGTAGTGGCGAATCCGGAAGCCGTCCACTTTGCTCCAGCGGAAAGAACGCTTTCAATCGCCCTGCGGTGTGCCTCTAGATTATTCATGGGGCAGACAAAACGACAGAAATTGGAGGGTTTGAATTTGTCGAATACGGATCACAAATAGGGAAATGAAATTCAGTAAATGGAATAGTTGCATTATACGTGCCGTACCCTGTGATTGGGACAAATGCAGACCCTCGTTTTGTTATTGTTGCTGTTTGGTAAGTGCTATTACAAACGCAACAACCGGGCGGAAAATTCCCAGATGAGTCGCACTCATCCCCATTCATATTTATGATAACGTCTGAAATATTTGTGTTTTCCTCAAAGTCAATTCGACAGATGCACCCTTGAATTGAATACCTCCATGTGTAACGGTAAAACCAATCTTCATAATCATTTCTAATGCTACCTGGCACACAGATTCCTCCAGTGCTTCCATCACTAAATACCATTCTATCTTTGAATCGTATAAAAACCTGATTTTCCCTCTGTTCTCCAATATCCCCCCAACACGGAACCGGCCCATGTGAAGTTTGACCAATGGTAACGGTGCTGGATTTACCCAGAGCGGAGATTGTTACAACATCCCCGTCATTAAAAACGCAAGTGCACGGCCCACAACACGCGCACTCGACAGCGCGAGTTGTGCCGTCGGTTTTTATTTTGATCGCGTTGGAAGCGGTGCGGCCTAAAATCATTTTAGCATTCCTCGGTTGAGATCCACGTCAGCGAGCCACTTATCGAGCCTAGCACATATGTTCCTGCGGTCGGAGCGGACAGCCATTCAGGACTTCCATTTGTGGCAATTAAAACGGATTGGTCTGATGGTATTGGTGGGAATTTCAGCTTTCGCGCAGTATATCCCCCAAGACCTTGAGCCGTTTCGATGTAATCGGGATCTACGTGTAACGTCGCGAATACAAAGTTGCGCATCAAATCTTTCGAGCTTAATTGGTATGGATATCCATCATACGTGGACTTTTTAGAGGCTTTGACTAGGTCGTCGAAATTGATTGGAGGGTCGTCACTCATACAAGCGGAATTTGAAAATATCCTCCCTTCACTGTTTTGCCGTATTCGTTTGTGGCAGAAAGTGCTACCTGATACGTCCCGTTAGACAATGCGCCTAAATTTTGCAATACGCTGACGCTGGAAAATATGCTGGAAAATATTGTCGCATTCGTTTGGTCGGTAACTAAAACTGAAATCTGTTTTGCATTATTTAATTCCAACGCTGTCAACGTCGCTGTTTCCAGCAAATAATTTCCAGGAGCCATAATAGATTCTTGAACATCGAAATAAATCACATCCATTCCACTCGTGGCGGCAGAATTGAATTGACGAAAACTTGGTGCTTGCTTTCTGTAAAACGGGACGTCGATCGCATCCCCGCTTGTGTTTATTGGCATATATTGTTTGCCTGTCGCGTCAATATATTGCATCGTTAATTCATTGAAATTGCCGAAATTAACTGCGTCGAATCTTGATATTTGAAAGCTGTTATTTAGTTTAACGCCAGAAAAATCACCATGAAAATTGCTTTGTGTAATATCATAAACAGAATTGAAATCCGAAGGTTTAAAAACTTTTTCTGCAATATCATTTCCCTCCGTATCAAATATCCCGACTGTTCCAACCGGAACCTCACTAGGCGGAAATGAGTTTTTAGGAATTACTTTTTTTATGATAGGTAATGATTTTACAACTGGCACTGAGCCTAACACCAATTCTTCGAATACAACATAATTTCGAAGCGGATCATACGACGCTTCATAAACGTAAAACCCAATCGTTGACAACCCAGCAACGCTATCGATCGAGCCGTTTGCGTTGCTCCGTCCATACGCCGTAATCGTCGCTTTTATGAATCCATTTCCCATGTCGGTGTATTTTGGAGCCGTAAAAATATAAGCTCCGTCGATACATGGACTTGAATCTTCAATCAGGTTGCCGATTTGAAAATAGTTGTAGTCAATGTTTTTGTTTGCACAGATGTAATCCTCTTCGATCATGCAAAGCCCTGACGCCCAATTTGTGATTTTACGATTGGGTTGCAGAATCCAACCATTTTTTCCGTAATGAATGTAGCTCATATTAAATTAATGCTGCGACAGGGAGTTTTTTCTCAAGTGTTTCGACGGTTGTTTTGATCGTTTCTACGAAGCCCTTTATTGTTTCAAGCAATCCGGTTGCGCCCGATTTCGCGGCCACATCAAGCTCGATGCCGTCTTTAACGGAGTCGCGTAATCCCTTAACGGACTTGTCCGCATTCAATGTTGTCGGAACGCTTGAGAATGCGGTATCCGTTGCGGTTTTGGCTCTCTTGTAATCAACTACAAGCGCAGCCTTCATTGGTGTTCCCCCTAAGAGTTCAACAATTTGGCGGATCGTTTCTTGGCCTTTTTCAGAATCAATCGGATTTTTAGAAAGATCAGCCTTGATGACATTAAAATATTTAACAACGGCTCGAATCTGCTCTTCCCCAGTTTGCCCAATTTCGTCCAAGTTGAGTTTTTTAACAAGATCGGGAAAACTCTTTTGGGCAAGATCAGTTCCAAGCAATTTATCCATTGCTATCAACTCGTCTCTTGCTGCCTTTGCGCTATTCGCGGCCTTATCCATCGCCTTAATCTCTTGCATTTTAGACAGCGTGTCCGCAAATCCTGTTGCAGATTTGAGACTCTCATTCAATTTGGAAGCATTCTCTGCCGCCTTAAAAAACAACTGATTCCCATCTTTGTCGTATTGCTTTATATTAGCGGAATTGTTTGCGGCGATTGCCATGTTGGTTGCAAAGTTTTGCGCTTGCTTTTCTCCTAGTCCAGCCGCCAGAGCTTTTTGATAATTATCGAGCCACTGCTTTTGAGCATTTAATTGTTCTATATGCTCTATATCGCCGGCAGCTTGGGCTGTTGCTAACTCAAGCTGAAATGCAAGTTCTTGTTGCTTCAGCGCATTTTGTTCGGCTTGTTTTTTTGCTTTTTCTGCATCAACCTCAGCCGCTTTTGCCTGTCCTTTTTGATACTCGTCGAAATACTTGCGAGCCTCTTGCTCTGCCGCCGCTTGAGCTTTTGATGTTTCGTCAACAGCGGAAGTTTGCGCAGTTTGTGAAGTTGTGATCTCTTGAGTTAAACGATCAATCTCTGCCTGATGCTCTTCGATTTCTGTAAATAAAGGCGCAACGCCCTCCATGTTCGCTTTAAAATTCTCAGGTATGTTCCCCATTGACTCACCAGCTTTTTCAGCGGTCAACTCTGCGTGAATTGGTATTACATCAAGAGCGGTTTTAACTTCATTTGCAGATGTTTCTGCTTGGTATCTGAAGGTGTCTGCCATTCCTGATTTACCGATAGCATCCATGAAATCAGCCATTACAAGATAAAGTTTTTCTGTAATGTATCCAGAAATCAAATTCCCGAAATCTTGAAACAAAGCAACAAGCGGCCCAGTTGAGCTAAACTGATCCATTATGAAGTCACCGCTTGTTTTAAATGCGGCAACCATGCTTGCATAAATACTATTCCCTGTTTCCTTGAATTGAATCTGTATCGCCTGTGCAACGATTTTGAATGCCGTTCCCATTTCCCCTGCGTCAATGGCATCTACGGCAGCTTGAAATCCCTTCATTCCCGCTCCAGCCCCAGTAAAGAACCCAGCTAGGTCTTGACCTAGTTTTGTAGCGTCAATTCGAGTTAGTGCAGTTGTTAGAGCATCCAGAGCAGGTTTTACCTTATCTATAATGCCAGCAGCAAATTCAACAAATTTTCCACCGATAACGGTTAGGTTGTCGCTGATTTTATCAAACTGAGCGGCCCCTGCTTTCATCACTTCGGGTAACGATCCGAGTTGAGCTTTTGCAGTTTCAAGCTCGCCATCCATGTTTGCAAAAACTTGATTCAATGCCCCGCCCGACTTCCCGAATATTTCCATCGAGACGGCTGCACGCTCCGCTGGGTCTGGGATGCCAGCGATAGCTTTGCCTATAGCTTTAAGTTGTTCGTCTGGTGATAAGTTTTGGAGCGTAGAAAGCGGGATGCCTAATTGAGTAAATGCATCTGCGGCCTTGCTACTTCCATCGCCAGCATCAACAATCGCCTTTTGCATCTTGTTCAGGATCGGGCCAAGTGAATCGGCTCCGACTCCCGTATTTTGAAATGCTCTTTCCAATAGCATGACTTTATCTACAGCAACGCCTGTGCGGTCTGAAAGCTCTGCAAGCCTCCCACCCATATTCAAAGCGTCGACGAAGCTCTGCACGGTCTTCTGTGCAGCGGCAAATGCGGCGTCAATAGCTGCTGTTCCAAGTTTAACCGCTGCGCCTGCAATGCCTGCGCCTAGAGCAATTTCTCCAAATCCAAATTTACCTTTTTTCCCCGCTTCCTCAGAATTATCCCCAGTTTTTTTGATGTCAGAATTAAGATCTTCGACCTTTGGCGATGTCGCTGTGGACGAATCCCCGATGGCCTTGATATTTTTTTCCATCGTCGTAACTTGGCCGATGCGCTTCATCGTGCTTTCGAGTTCGGTCATGGAAAGTTCGCCGCTGGCGACCTTGCCCTTCAAGTTGGTAAGTTCGTCTTGAACGGCCTTGAGTGTCTTCTCAAGTCCTGTGTCGGTTGCTCCGAATTCTACTGTTACGTCTGCCATATCGTTATGTTTCTATAAGCCCTTTTTGTCTCTTTTTTAGGATGGCTTCTAGTTGCTTTTTCATCTTTGTAACAACAACGGCCTTTGCAAATTCCTTTTCAGTCTCTGGAATAACCTTGTCAGCCCAAGGCGTTTTATTCGTAACTTCAACCCTTGGGTTTTTTAAGTCCGATGTCATGTCCTGTACACGCCCGTTGTCGAAATCGCCGGTATGCCTTGTGACCCATTTTGGGAAGCCAGCGGTCAAGCTTCCCTTGTTCACCTTTTTGAGCTTAAGGGCGCACGATGCCCATCCGGCCTTGGCGATACCTACCTTTTTCAATACGCTCTCTTTGTAAGTGTTCATCGTAGCTTCGCTCACAAACATTTTATCCAAAAACTTCCAGCGTCCGATAGTTCGATCCCGCGACCCTGCGGATGACATTTTGCCATTCACGAAAAACTTTTTGTGAAATGATCGCATATCGGACTGCGACGCATCCGGTCGAAAATAGCTCTTCTCTGTTCCGTAGGCGTATCCATCTTTTCCTACAAACAATCGGACGTTTTCGCCTGTTTTATACCAAGCGTATCCACCCTTGATATTCATTGCGTCTCCGATGATCCCGAAGATACCAATACGGCGAGTTGAGTGGACGGCGCTCGATGATCTGCCTCCAACGAGATCGCGAGTGATCGCTTTTTCGCCTGTCAGTTTTGCCTTTTCGTCTGCACCAAACGGCTGCGTCCTTCTCGCCAGTTCCACGCAAAGCAAGCGAGCGTTGAGCATGACGGCGTCAGGAATCGTGACCTCGCGAATCTCAGCGTAGTCTTTCATTATCTGCTCAAATTTCACACTCTCGAACTTGAATTTTGCCATACTTTGCTAGGGTGTCTTCAATAGTGGCGAGAGCGTCAATATCAACGCTGGCGTTGTTACGTGACCAAGGGCGGTGAATGCCGTTTGTGTAATCGTCCGCTTGGAGCAACTGCAACCCTGCCGCAAACGGAAGCTCTTCAAGAATGTGAACGAAGCCCCAGCCGGTCAGCTTAACGAGTCGAAAAACGTAAGCTGCGAGCCAGTTGGGGCTGTTTAGTTTGGGCTTCCCGATCCTGCCTTTGATTCTGTCGCCGATGCGTTGTAAAGCTCAAAAGCGGAGTTCATCGCGTCCGACATAGAACCGACTTCAAGATGATGCGCCATATTCTTTTCAATCCAAGAGTCGACGGCATTAACGAATACTTCTTTGTCATTAACGACAGAACGGATCGAGCTTGTCGGCTCGCTGTGCAGGAATGCAAAGGCTGCTGCCTTCCACACGAGATCCATATTGCCGCTGAAAATCTCGTTGCGTTGCATCCATGAGATCGTAAGTGCCGTAATCGGTCGCAGGATGCGTCCGTTTACTTTTTTAGGCCCGTCTTCCATCGCTTGGATGCGGAGGATTTCGTCGTCTTTTACTAGGTCTGTGTTTTGTGTCTTTTTCATTATTTTAAAAATCGTGTCATCTCTTGCTTGGTCTTGTCCGAAGCATTCTCCGAAATGGCAATGCGCTTGCCGTTGTGCTCGATCTCGATAAGGCGCGGAGTGTTTCGGATGATGTCCACAAGAACGTCGCGGTTGGCTAATGCTGCGCGGATGTAGCACAGCGGGTTTTCTGGCTCTTTGGCTTCTAGCTCGTCGCCTTCCTTTGTCATTTGGCGATAGACTTGTGATGCGTCTTGGCCCTTGTCGTTCTCGCCTTCAAACCAAAACTCGGTTGATTCTTTGCCGTCGGTGCGAACCAGTCGAGTGACTGGTGGGAAGTTCATTTTAAAGCCCATCGTCGCGAGTGCGATAGCGGCCTTGAGGTTGATCGTGTGAAAGAATTTCTTGTTTGCGTCCATATGTATAAAAAGGCGGCTCCCTTTAGCCGGGGAGCCAGCGGCATGAGCCAGGGTTGCTTAGACGATCTCGGGGTATTGAGTCGCGCTGACGGTGATGGCCTTGAACGTGCCGGCGCCTGTCTTTTCGGAAACGGAGTCAACGATGACTGCTCCGCCTGAAACGCCGTAGGATGTCGTGTCGTTGGCGAGGGTGAGCACGTTGGCGAGTTCGTATGCAACGCCGCCGTTGATGACGCCATCAAGGGAGATCGTGGCGCTCTTGTTGAAATACGCAACAGCGACGGTATCGCCAAGAGCGTCCATTACGGTTGCTTTGTCGCTCTGAACGGAGCGAGAGAATGAGTTGAGCAAAAGCCCAGTTTCTTGAAGGAGTCCGAACTCAACGCCGGACGCTACGGATGATGTGATGACGGTTGCTGGCATAGTAATTCGCAAAAATTGTCAACTCGCGAAAAGCGCGGCGTGCACGGTGATCGTGACCGAGCGCTCGAAATGCCGCTCGTTTGACGAAAGCGATACCGGCCCGTCCCGAAGGATGCCGAAAACGAAAGCGTATTGCGGACGGACTGCGTTGAGCTTTGTCTTCAGGCCGGGAATGTCGTGCGATACACAGAGCACCTGTGACCACAAGTTCTCCATCGCCATTTGATCCATGTCGTCCGCTTGCACGATCAAAGCGATATCGACGCTGAACTGAAAAATAGCGGAGTCGATAATGCTCTCGCGCTGGCGAGTGCATTTCACGAAGCACGCTGGCAATGTCATCGTGCCGAAGTTCTCCGCTGCGGTCACCACAAGCGCCCCTTGCATCTCTTGCTGGAGAGCAAGAACAAATGTGTCAGTCAGCGCCTTCTCCAGCGTCAGAGTATATGTCGAGTCCGTTATCATTCTCTTGGGCGGTAACGTCAACAAGCCCAAGCCGCGCGATCTCTGCATCGCACTCTTCTTTTGTCCCTACGAATAATTTTTCTTGGGTCGAAATAACTTTGTCTGTTTCTTCAAAAAAAATAACATCAATGTCGTTGTGGATTAGCTTCCATCCAACAGATTCATCAAATCTCCATCCTTCACTATTTAATTTTATATTCATGCTATTGTAAGCGTAGAGTTTGAAGAGTTATAAGTTGCTGTTCTTCCTGATGCTCCAATCAAAGAAACGGCAGGATAGCTTTGTGTAGTTGCTCCGGGGAAAAGTTGATAAGTTTCGCCAGCCAATGGAGCGACAGAAAATGTTACAGTCAAGGCTGTATTTGTAAAATTTGCTTGAGAAAATTTTCCAGAAGTTCCACTAATCAATGTTGTTACAAGCAAAGTTCCAGCTTCGATAGATGTAGCTCCAGAGTAAGAGTTATTGCCAGAAAAAATAAGATTGCCAGAGTTTCTTTTTATTATGTTACCTGTCCCTGTGATGGCGTTAATAATAGTTTGGTTGGCGGCTGTTGAGTTCCAAATAAAAGTGCCGTTATTTAGGAACAGACTTCCGCTTTTCTGGTTTAGGTACGCAGCAGATGTCCCTCCGATTTCCATGGTGCCAGAGTTTATTCTAATGTTCGTAACACCATCACCAAACATTCCGAACAGACCCTCTCTAAATAACAGTTTCCCAGACCCATTTTTTGTGAGTTCGCACCTGCCAATTACCCTGCAATCTGCCCAAAAATCAGCCGTCGCATCGCTGCCGCTGGCTATATTGAACACCACAGGTCGATTGCCGCCTTGATCGTTGAAAAATCCATTTATTGAGACAAGTCGGTTTTGCAATCCTCCGTTAGAGTTAATAATAACCCCTGTGGTAGATTGAATTAGGCCATTTATGTTATCCAATGTAATGGTTGCACCTCCATTACTGTCAATATTGATAATTGTTTCTTGTAGAACAGGGTTGCTGCCAGCGCCTGTTGCGAAAACCAAGCTCGATCCGTTGTTGATATTGTAAGTGCGGTTCGATGAGTTGTAGTAACTGGCAGTGAAAGCCTGCAACCTTAGCGTTCCTGCATTTACAGTCGTTCCCCCCGTGTAGGTGTTGACTGCGTTTAGGACGAGTGTGCCAGTGCCGTTTTTTGCAAGTCCGATTGCGCCTGATATAACCGACGAAATGGTTGTAGTGGCATAAACCATAAACTGACGAAACGATGCCGTTGAGGACGCTATTGCGCTCACATTGCTTCCACCTACTTTTGCTGCGCTGGAAT